CAGTAGTTGCTGTGGTTGAACTACTAAAATTAAGCAAATTTAAAAAAAATTGTTGCCAAGCACGAGTTGGTCTTTTTGATGCAGTATCTAAAAATTCAGTTTGTGGGTATGGATTGGTTTGACTTGTCCCGTAAATACCATTTCCTGTAGCCATTAGTTTTCACCTTCTGAAGCTTTTAGATTAGCTGATATTATAACTGCATTTATAGGGTCTGTAACTACAACCTCAAAAACTCTATCTCTTGACCAACCTAATCTGCGCCAAATAGCACGATTTTTATATAAACCGACTGCGCCAATAGAAGTCCAATGTTCATTAGACCATGTAGAGCCACCATCATTTGACCAACGAAGCATGGCTTGTGGATTAGCGCCTACAACTTCATTGTTTAATGGTTGAGTAATGCCTGTTAAACCTACGCCTGGTTGGAATTGAATTTGGAATTCTTCCAAGTATTGACGTTGTAAATCAGTAACTAAATGAGGCGCTCTGCGTAATCTACGAATTTCTTGACCATTATCGGTAAAGTTATTAGGGTCTAATAAATAGATAATTCCATTTTGATAATCACCTACATAAACTAAACCTTGAAACACAGCAGAACAATTACCACGATGTCTATGATAAGTATTAGTGGTGTCTATAGATAGCCATTTGTGCCACATTTGAGTAGATATATCAAATACCCATGTTAAATCTAATGTAGGGAAAGTAATAACATAACATTCATGGCCTTCTTGTTGATAAGTCCATGCAATAGCGTCATTAACATAACCACCTAATAATGATTGTTCTACAGCATGAGTAGATATGCGTGTAGGAATATAGCCATTCATCATTACAATTTCTGCTTGACCACGATTGTTGCGTGATACATAGGCAAATGAATTACCTAAACGAGCTACAGAAAATTTAGCCGCAATACCTGTTTGTGTTGATGTGCCAGGAATACGTTGGAATGGGAAAGGGAAAGAACCTACATCTACCCATACTTCAGATGAAGCTTCACCAAGTAAATAAACTTCTCTATGATCTACAATTAAAGATACAAGGTTATCAGGTGCGCCATCTTTAGATGAAAAGCTTAAAGCATTGGTAATAGGGCTTAAAGGATTAGAAGCTGCCCATTGTTGTGAATTAGGTTGATTATAAACAAAGTAATTATCTACAATATCAAGAGTATCGCCACCATTAAATGCACCATCTGAAAGCGGTAAAATAGTAAAATTTAACGCATACATAGTTTCAGAACTAACTGTTTGTGATGCGCTAATAGGATATGTTCCTGTGCCACCACTACCTGTTCCAAATGTTAATGTTAAGGTTAATCCTGTGCCTGATCCGCTTGTTGATGTAGATACATTATTAGTAGGTTGAGATGTATAGTTACCTGCATTTATTTGAGTTAATCCTGTAACTGCACCACTTCCTCCGATAGATGAAACAGTATAAATGGCAGGAGTTGTTCCATAAACACCACCTAAAACAGTTACTGTATCATTGACTGCATAACCTGTTCCAGCAGTTGCGATAGATTGGCTTAATACAGTAATACTGCCTAAAGCAGTAATAATAGTTGATGTTGTAACAGATGCGCCTTGAATAGTTTGACCTGGATATAATGTGCCTGAACTAGCTGTTACAGTCATTGTATTACCTGACATTGAAGCAGTTAATACAGAGGCTACTGCAGCAGAATTCATAATAGTTGAAGCCGCAGTTTGTGTTTGATTAACAGAGTAAGTTCCAACGCCACCTGTTGTGCCTGTTAATTGACTTGTAATTACAGTTTCAGGTAATACATTTGCACCAAATAAAGCTTGACTTGATCCAATTGTGCCTGAAGTAATATTAGTAACAGTTAATGTAGTTCCTGCAATAGAGCCTGTAAATAATGCAGCAGAAGGATTAGAAATGCGCCATGTATATCTATAAGAGCCATCAACTATATATACATTTACACCATTATCGGTAATACCTACATGACCTACTGAAGTGTTTAATTGACCTACCATAGTAGGAACTAAAGTAGAAGTTAAAATATATACATAAGGGCCAACAACAGCGACCATATATTGACCGCCTGATAAAGTTCGCATACCACGAACTTCTTGTTTGTTTTGAAATACGATTGCAGATGTAAGACCAGGTGTAGGATATAAAGCTACAACGCCTCTTTTTCCTTCACCTTTTAATGGATCAATTTCAGGGCGAAAATTAATACATTCTTGTGCGTCTTGATAAATAGAAGGCGCTACATAACTTGGGCCTACAAATCCAAAATCAGCCATTATCTAAAGAACCCACCTGTGAGAATCCAACCAGCGTCTTTTTGTCTGCTTGATAATAGTGCATCATTAAATCTTGCAGATTGCACAGGCTTCATATTGGTGCGTTTTACTGTGGCTTTAGCTTGACCTGCAAACGCTGTAATCATAGCAATTTGAGTAGCTGAAGCTTTACCAAACATAGGCATTAATCTTTCAGCTAAACACCAACGTAATGCCATTGTATAGCCTTGTGGAAGGTTAATTGTGTCATTAATGGTTACAAATCTACTAAATATAGTATTTACAAATAAGTGCATTTCACCTTGAGCAGGATTAGGCCATACAAATAAGTTTCCTAAAGTTTCAGCAGGTTGGTAATAAAGTGCTTTAGGCCATGGGCCATTTAATGTTTTAAGACCAATCATTTCATAATCTTCAACATTTAATACAGCTACTGGATAATCTAATCCTCCATTAACAATAGGAGTGCCGTTAGAGTTAGTGTTAATACGAACAAATGCAGAATCAATGTTAAGTGGTCTTTGGTAATATAGGTTAATAGCGGTAGAAGCAACAGTTTGACTAATATTAACTTGATAAGTGCCGAGTTCATTAACATTGCCTCCTGCTCCTGTGAGCATTTGTTGTATTTTTGTGCCATCAGTAATACCTGCACCACTTAATGTTTGACCAACTGCAATAGCACCTGATGTAATACCTGTAACAGTTAAAATATTGCCTGTAATAGAACCTGTAATAGATGCGCCAATTTGTCCGCCTGGGCCAATAGTGTATTGTGTTTGACCTGGCGTAATAGGAAAGACTATTTCTGTTTTATAGAAAATCATCATATCTTCATTTGACCATTGGTCTAAAAGTTCATTTAATGTGTAAAACGCATCTTGCGTTTCTTCAGGGGTAGGAGTTTCACCTGAAGCTAAAGCGCCTATGTCTTTAAGTGCGTTTGATATGATGTCTATAGGGGTTGTCATAATAATTCCTAGATATTAGGTTTAAATGTGTTAGCGAGCCAAGGAAAACCTATTGTTTTTTCTTTTTTAAGCTCTAATAATTGTTCGTCTAAACGAGATTTTATAATAGAAACCTCATCAATAGTTGTTTCGTCATTAATCCAATCTAGAATTGTTTTTTCTCTGACTTCTGCATAAGGCACTTTAATTTCATTACCTTTAAAATAATGATTGCCTTCTGTTTCTACAGTATTCTCACCGTCAGTAGCGCTTACATGATAATAAGCGTGAGTAATTAAATCATTTTCTGCTGTAATTTCTACAAGTTTCCATGTGTATTGATTAGCCATTTGACACCTCTGTTTGTGCTGATTGTGCAGTTTCTAAAGCTATTTGTTTAGGTGCGTTAGGGTCAGGTGACCATGTAACATTAACTGCACTTGCTACTCCATCTACATCTGTAGCTGCATTGATAGCAGTTGTAGCTGCCAATGCTTCTGCACGAATAGAAGCACGCCATGCTTTCCATGTAGCATCCATAGGTGTTCCTGTTTCTGAAGCCATAACTGCCATCCAGTCACTAGGTAAAAGGATAGAGTAAGCAGTAGCGTTTACTTGTGATACTGCATTAGCTTTAACTTGAGCTAAATCTTTAGGTGTATTGGTATAAGTTAATGTAGCTTTATCTAATGTTGATGATACCCAGTAGTAAATATCAGATTTAGGTGAGTTAGTAGCTATTACTTCTTCTAAACCAATTTCTGACTTTTCTTCTGGTGTAGAAAGGTTTAACCAGTTTGATGGATATTGCACATCATTTATGGTAAAGGCTTGCCCTTCTTGTATATATTGTCCGTCTGTTGATGAATAAAACATTTGTTACTCCTTGTTAAATTATTACCTAGCCAAGCTATTGCGAAAAGGTGACTCTGCAAATGCGGCAAATATATATGTATATCCAGATTGATTACTACTTGCTGTTCCTGTATTTGTATTTCTAAATTTAAATCCATTAGAAAGAAAATCTAAATCTGCCGCTGAACCTGTATATTCTGCATAATTTTCATTAGGATATAAAAATGAATTAGTAGAATTATACTGATTTCTTGTTGAATCCCAAACAAGCCATTCTGTGCTTGAATTACTTGATGATTTAATCATTACATATTTAGGTCTAAACCCTGTATATATAAAAGTTCCATCTGTAGAACCATTACCTGTGTAACTTCCGAAAGCGGAGAAGCCTGGAATAGCTGCCCAGCAATAGGCTACATAAGTGTTTGTTGATACATTTGTTGGTGTTGCAGTTCCTACACTAAACACAGAGGATGTTGGAATAGTTGAATTCCAATATGTTGCGCCTGATGCTTGTGCAGCAGTAGTATCTAATAATAAATAATATGCGCCTGAAGTTAAAGATGTATGCCATACAGCCCAATCTGATGTAGCACCACGATTTTTAGTAATTACCATTTTAGGCGCAACACCAAGCCCATGTCCT